AACTTCTGTAATCCTTGTACATCTAACATGTCTTGTAGGTAGTTTTTTAGTCTGTCAGAGAAGTTTTGTTTCTGTTGTTTAAGTCCTTGCAGGCGCTTAATTTCTTTGTCGATGGCATCTACATCAGCGTCCACGCTTCGCTTTAATCCAATTGTATTGTCGACTTTTACATTCAATTCGACTTCTATTGAATCTAATGTGTCTTTTAAATCTTCAGGATTCATACCTTGTTCGATTAAATCAAGCACTTGTTGATAACTTGTTGATAATTGAAATAAATTACTCATCGAAATCCTCCTAACAGTTGATTCATAATGTGGTCGTACTCATCGACGTTATCTTCAATCCATGTACGCGCATCTTGCGTTAAAAGGTCAGTAGCACTTTCTATACCAGATATATCACTTATTTTGATTTCACTTACCGTATTATCGTCACGATCTTGAATCGTTACGTCGACGCCGAACTTAGTTTTAGCGACGTACATGTAAAACTTAAATCCATCTATCGTTATTGTTTTCGAAAATTCTTGTCCAATTTCGTAATACATTTGCGTTTTCCTCCATTTTTGGTAGAATGGAATCGGAATCTTGTGCAAAAATTCCGACTCATGACTGTTTGCTAGCTGCACCTAGCATTCAGTCTTTTTTAATGTGTTGATAACATATTTAGCTACGTAGTAACTAGTAACTACACTACTTATTGATACAAAAACTGTTGTTGTGAAGTATGCTTCGAATGCGAATACAGTAGTAATGACGAATGTGGTCACCATTGCTAGGATTAAAGCAATCATTTTGTCTACCATAAATCCGTCTCCTTTTTTAAAATATTCTCTCTAATGAATCTCAATGCAGGTTTCACTTCGATGTATCGTTTGTTGCCTTTCCCAAAGCGGTACATGCATTCTTGTTGAAATTCTTTGTTGCTATAAACGTGTTTCTCGAGATCATTTCGAGAAATCCCCGAAACCTTGATAAATTCCTTTGCATCTGCAAAGCCGATGAATTCCATTTTGTGTTCCTCCTTTACTTATTCAACACCCACATTCAACAGACGGTCATCGCAATGACTATTGAATGTATTTTTAGCGCCGCTCATATCATCGCCAGCTCTCGCTCACATCTGCTCAATGTGGGCGTTGAATATATTTAGTTGTGCTATACTTTTCTTATCTCCTTATGAAAGGAGGTGGAAAGTGTGAGTTTAAAAATGTACTGCTACTTGTTTTCGCTTTACCTTAAAGGCCGGTTAAAACACAAGGATAATAAAGCTATTGATCGTTTATTAAACAAAAATTACATCTATCAAAAAATTGTGGATTTTGAGGGCTATTTTCCTATTCATGACGATTACGTCTATATCTCTGATGAAGGTAGAGAATTCTTCGAAAACTTTAATTTAAAATTTGCAATACCACTGCTACTATCGACATTATCGTTGCTAGTATCGATAACAGCGTTGGTAATATCGATTGTGTCTTAAAATCTTCTTTCGGTCGGTTATTTTCATTTAAAGCCTTAATTAAATAGCCGACTGAACGATTGTAATCTGCGTTCCCTCTTCTTAAAGCGAGAAATAATAATTTTGCTTTTGTTAAGTGATAATTTTTGTCATTTATTATCGACATTAATTCCTTTTTATGTTCTTCGTTCATAATGTCCTCCTTTATGTTGGTTGTTCGATTGTGGGTTTTGTTCATGAATTTTCTGCTATACTCCTGTTAAGGAGGTGATAAGTATGAAATTAGATTATGATTGTGTTAGACATCTTTTGTTAGAAATTGAATCTAATAAAAAACTGGGCGAACCACTCACCGAATATAATTTCAAAGATAATATTGTATTTGGAAAATATGATTTTGAAACGGTAATGTATTCTTTGTTGAAATTGAAAGAAGCTAATTATGTTAATGTCTCTTTGAGTTGGGAATCAGGACATGTTATAGGTTATTTAATAAATGATATTACTTGGGCGGGCCATGAGTTTTTGGATAATATTAGAGATAATAAAACTTGGTCCGAAGTTAAAAATGTTGCTAGCAAAACCTCTAGTATGTCATTAACTCTTATGAGCAAATTGGCTTTTCAGTATCTTTCTCAAAAATTCAATCTATCTTAAACTCGGTACCATCAACTAAAGCGTAAAAGTTACTTTTTAAATATGGATGGTTTTTTAAGGTGTTATCGATGAATATTTCTTGAGTCATTAAGTCATAACCTTCATTTACTTGTAGGTCTAACGGTCGTCTATTACCTGCTTCATCATAGTAGTAATAGATGACTTTTTTGTTTTCCTCTTGCATTGTTTGTCCTCCTTAATTTGGTTGTTCGATTGTGGGTAGGATGTCGTTTTCTTTTAGTAAGTCATAAATGAACAATCTACCTTTTTGCGTCCACTTAGTGTTCATACGAACCGATGTGCTACCGTCTTTATGTTCAATCTCCGTTGTAGAAGAATGTGTGTAACCTTTGTCGTGTAAATTTGAATAAAGTAACCATTGTCCTGATTGTTTATACTGAACCCTTAAATCGTGTAATAATTTGTTTAGCGCTTGGGCTGACATACCATAATCTTTTGCAATTTGTCCGACTGTAACTAAACTCTTGTTATTTAAAATAGTGTCTAAATAAGATGCTTTCGGTTCGTATTCAGCAATCTTTTGTTTTTGCATGTTGTTTTCTAGTTGTAATGCCTGTTTTTCTTTCTGTTCTTCAATCCAAAGTTCAGCACGTTTAACTGGGTCATCTATCATGTAACTTGCTGTAGGCTGTTTAATTTGTCTTTCCATTTCGTTAAATTTGTTGATGTACGCCATTTTGAATTCGTTGTGACCTTGAATGTTAAACATATAGAGGGTAAAACCATCTTTGGTTAATAGATATTCTCTATTTTTCTTTCCGTTTTTAGCTTTATATTGATTTGGAATGAATAGAGCCGAAATGTCGGCTGTACTATTTTTAGCAACCTCATCAATTCCTTCTAATACATGTTTGTGTTGTCTACCTAATTCATTAGCTACTACTCTACTAGAGACTACTGCTCCTAATTCTGAATTGTTTTCGATTTTGACTTCTTGTAATAATTGCATTATTTGTCCTCCTTAAGTTTTTACAGCCTCTTTTCTCATTTTCGAGAAATACTGAACATAAAAATATTCATCTAATGAAATATCAAGCACATCGCATACTCTACTGGCTTCAGCTAAAGTAAAGTCACTTTTATTTCTGTTTATTTTTTGACTAAAACGAGCTGGTGCCATTCCGATATCTTTTGCTACTTGTTGATGTTTAATATTCCTATCTTCCAGAAGCAATCTCAATTTTTTGTATCTTCTATCATTCAATTTTCTCACCTCTCATTTCTCAATTATGAGATTACACTACTGATTTTACATTCCCATTTATGAGATGTCAACGAATAAATTTCACTTTTGAGAAAAAAGTTTGTAAAATTAGTTGCAAAAGTGAGAACAAACTTATATAATAAGTTTGTAAATTACAAATAAGGAGATTATAAAATGTCTAAATTTAGTCAAAATCTTATAGCTTTGCGCAGAAAAAGAAATTTAACGTTAGTAGAATTAGCGAATCAGTTGAATAAAAAATACGATGTTAAGTTTTCAAAAGCTTCTATTGATAGATGGGAAAAAGATCAAACATCACCGTCTGTTACCCACGCATCAGCATTAGCTCACTTTTTTGGCGTAAGTTTAGATGAATTAAGTGGAAGAGAAGAATTGGACTTACAAAAACCTCAAACTTTAGCTGCTCACTTAGAAGGCGAGTTAAAACAAGAGGATATCGACTACATCATGTCCCTAGTCGAAAGGTTTAAAAACGAAGATAAATAAAGGGGAAGATACATTTGTCTAAGTATGAACAACTACTAATAGAGAATCAACATATTAAAATTAAAGATAATGTAAAACTACCAAAGGGGTACGACGGTGTTTGCACTGATTTTGTTATATTTATTGATAAAGATTTACCTGAAAGAAGAAAACATGAAATCTTACATGAAGAACTAGCGCATCACAAACTTACATACGGTAACATCTTGGATCAGTCACAGTTCAACAACCGAAAATTCGAAAATTACGCAAGACGCTATTCATACGAAACATCTATGCCCCTATCAGGTATAGTCGAAGCGTTTAAGCAAGGTGTACACAATTTGTATGAGCTTGCTAATTTTTTTGAGATTTCAGAAGGTCATGTACTAGATTGTATTGAACATTATAAACGTAAATATGGTTTAAATACTCTTGTTGGTAATCATCTAATCGAATTCGAACCACTAAGAGTTTTTGAATATAAAACAATTAAATTATGGAGAATTAATAATGGAAGAAAATCAAAAGAAAAAAGAAAATAATAACGGCTGTTCAGGCTGCCTAGGGTGCTTTGGGATCATCTTTTTAATTCTATTATTAATCGGCGGCTGTTCTGCTATTTTTACAGACGGTAACAGTAACGATGATACAGATAAAGTAACCGAAGAGAAAAACAAGCCGAAAGAAGCTGTTGATAAAGATAAAACTGATGATTCAAAAGAAAGTAATAAAAAAGAAGAAACTAAACAATCTAAATCACAAAATATATCTAATGAGAAGTCTAATAACAAAGACAAAAAAGAAATGAAACCAGGAACAAAAGATAGGATACCTGTAGAGCTTATTTCAACTGTAGATGGTGATACTGCAAAATTTAATTATGATGGTCGAACAGAATCATTTAGATTTTTACTTATAGATACACCTGAAACTAAACACCCAAGAGTCGGTAAACAACCATTCGGCCAAGAAGCTTCAGATAGAACAGCTGAATTATTAACTAATGCTGAGAAGATAGAAGTAGAGTTTGACGTTGGTCAAAAAGAAGATAAATACAATAGAAAATTAGCATACATATATGTTGATGAAGAAATGCTAAACAATATATTAGTTAGAGAAGGTTTAGCAAAAGTTGCTTATGCTTATCCGCCTAATACAAGATATTTAGATACACTTGAAACATCTCAAGAACAAGCAAAATCTGAAAAAATTGGTATATGGAGTATAGACTCAGTATTTGAGAAAAAACAAAAAGATGTATACGACTCTAATGAGAATGAAGATATTACTACCGAAAATCAAGTAGATAATCCTTCATCTGATGTTGGCCAATCCGAAGATTCAGAACAATCAACTAGCAATACTGAGTCATTCCCTAATTGTACTGCTTTAAGAGAAGTTCATCCTAATGGTGTTCCTGCCGGGCACGCTGCGTATGCGTCAAAATTAGACAGAGATAATGACAATTATGCATGTGAGATTAATTAACTTTTTACATTTTTGTTTTTTAATAATCTCAATGCATTGGAACATTACAAAAATAAATATGGTATCGGAGCTCACTACGGCAATTACTCTATTACGTTTGAGCCGTTAAGGGTTTTTGAGGTGAGAAGGATTAATTAAATCAATTTCAGAAAGCAAAAACCGCCACCTGATAACATATAAAAAATCAGACGGCGGAAAAAATATTTGAAAAAGGTATAAAGTCCTCGCAGAAGTGTTTTCAACTTCTAAACTTATTATAACAAATTCTATTATGTTAAGGAAATTATAAAAACACCGCTCCTAATTAGGGAAAGGAGCGGCGTACAAATACAAATATCTATTTAGATCACTATTAATAGGTGAACTATTATTAGTCTAACAATATTAATTTTATTTTTCAAGGGAGATGTTTATATTGAAAAAACTAAATGATAATCATATGTTAGAGGATTTATCTTTTATAGCCATAGTGCTTATTTTTCTAATTTTACCTATTTTACTAATCTTATTTTAATGTTTTAAAGGAGATTTTAAAAGTTGGATATTAAAGAGATCTTAGATGAAACAGGATGGAGTTTAATTGAAATATTAAAAAGAATAAACAGCTTTCCCTATGTTACAGAAAAAATAACTGAAGATAGCTTAAGTAATATGACAAAAGAAGAATTTATGGAGTTTTTTTTAGGTAAAAAAGGAGACGACTTAAGTGAATAATAACAACAGTGATAACAGTTTTTGCACTCTTATAGCTATTCTCATATCAATAATTGGCTTATTGGAAATTTTAACATTCACACTCATTTAAAACATATGAGTAGAGATTTTGAATTGAAATAAACATCAAAAAACCACCGCCCCTATCTACATAGAAGCGGTGTACAGAACGAACTAGAACGACTATTTAATTCTTCTCAAATGAGAAGAACTGTTTATATTCTAGCAATTTTATTTTTATATTACAAGGAATGAGGGTTGAGGGATGGAAAATTTAAGTAAACAATTAGTTGATAAAAGTATTGAGTCATTTATCTTAGGTTTAGAAATATACAACAAACCCACAATTAAATATAGGATTGAAGGTTTTTCATTCTTTATATGTAATGCATGGGAGTTAATGTTAAAAGCAGAACTATTGAATCGTGGAGAAAATATTTATTATGAAGATAATCCTGATAGAACAATTAGTTTATCTAATGC